CATCTCCGGCAATATAATGGACGTTATATTCGGCTCCCTCGCAACGCTTCTCGCCGCGCCTCCGAATGCGCTGCTCATCTCCTGTATCTTGGACACATTCACACCGAATGCATCGGCCAGTGATCCGAGCGCTCCGGTGGTTGTCTTCTCGAATGACTTGACATCATCCGCTGCCTTCTTGAGGCCCTTCTTCACGTCCGACGCATCGGTCGAGACCTTTATCTTAAGTGCACTGTTTTCAGATGCCATTGCTCATTGTTTTAATTAGTTCCATTGCCTGACGGCGACGCTCCTCCTTCGTTGCATCTATCCTTACTTCCGCCTCATCGCACGGCAGTTTCCACAGTTGACTGAGTTTCTTTACCTTCTTCTTGCTCAGTAGGTTGTATATCAGCGCTGCGAGCTGCCGTATATTGTTTGCCTCGAAAAAAAGGCGGTCGCTCTGCGCATCGTTATACGCCCTTGCAACCGCCCAATATCGCACCGGCCTCATGCGCCCGAAGTCATCCGGGGAGAGACCTATCACGCCGATGGCGTAACCGGCTATTTCTTCGTAAACCAGCGGATTCTTTTTTTTTGCTGGCCGTCATCCTTCGCCGCCTTCCCATCGGTATGCGGTGTCATATGTTTGGTCATGACATCGATGGCGTTATGTATATCCTCCGGGGCGAGTATCGCTCCGAGGTCTTCGACCGAGAGTTCCAGCTCGCGACCTTCGAGGCGTTCGCCCTCATATACTCCGCACCATATCAGCATGAGCATCTCCTTTGCCTTGATGCTGCCGAAGTCCATCAGATCACTGAGTGACTTGCCGGTACGGTCGAGGTAGTCGCCGATCGCATTGAAGTTGTACTCAATGCGATAATTCTTTCCATCTATCTCCAGGTAGTCCATATTCCCTATGACTGTTTACTGATACCGTTAGGTATGGTGATGGTGAGGGAATATGTAGGGTCGGTGTCAGAGTCTGCCGGAGTCGTCTCCTTGTATCCGGTGGCATATCCGGTACCGGTGTATGTCGTGTTGCCTACCTTGTATGTGACGGACAATGCAGCGCCAGCCAGAACGAGGTCGATAATCTCCGTGCGGTCGTTGACCGTAGATGAGCTGTCGGTCGAGCATACGCCATTGACGGTGAGCGTTGCCGGTACTCTCGCAATGCTGATGCGCTTCGTGCCAGCATCCGCCTTGGTGATGGAGGTCTTCTGCTCCGGAGCCAGGTCGAGGTCATCCGAAGTCACACCGGCAAATGTCTTGTTGCCTGATTTGATGATGGTATTGTAACCGAGATCAACTGTTTCCATTGTATTTATAGTTATGATTGTTCGCTTATTTCATCTGTGTCAGTTACGTTCTGCGATGTCGGAGCGACCGGAACGTTATACTGAGCGACGTTGTATGTCAGGGTGTAGTGCCAGATGCCATCCACGCATTCTACCTTATGGTCGGACAGGCGTCCGCGATATTCGAGAGTTCGCAGGGCGGCGGACATTGCCGTATGTACCGATGTTCCCTTCGTATCAACGGTGTTGTAGTCCGAGGCATAGATATGGAGCGCAAGCGTTCCAACTATCTTGCTGACACCAGCCTTTGTATACTCCTCTGCCGTATTGAGTTCCATTACAGCATACGGATATACATCAGATGCAGCCTCATCCAGGTTGACCGTTATAATGCTTGAGAGCGTTGTGCATACATAGCTTTTTATCTTGTTCGTCATCTGTTGATCTCCTTTTCAAATTTCGCTACGCTGTCCTCTATGGTCTTCGCCACTCCGGCCGCTATGCTCTGCTCCGCGTTCGATACGGCATTCTCGAACATATGCCTCGCCTCGATACCGCCTCTGCGATAACCGTTATGCGGCTTGACTGGATTCTTGAAGTGATGGCGCGAATCTCTGTTATAGAGCGTACCGTAGTTCTGCCAAAGGTACTTGTAAAACGCGGGCACTTCGCTGTCGTTTCGCGGCACTCCGAATATGCCGGCAGACATCATGATGACTCCGTTCTTCTCCTTGACGATCGCCTTAATGACGAGCTCTCCGCGCCATTGCGACGGAGCGGAATGCTCAACCCTCGCCAGATGCGGAGGCGCCTCGCGGCGCATCGCCTTCTTAATCATGGTGGTCATCTCTTTGGGATACTCCTTCATCATCCTTTCGATGCGGGATACTCCCTCTATGGAGATTGTCATACTCATATCTCGGAGATGCTTATCGTCATCAGCGGCGATATTCTCTCGCCGTATGTTATCGATGTGATGCCGTAGTCCTTGCCGCGCCATTTGACGCGCCACCTCGTGGTCAGATCCTGACGGCGGTACATCTCAACCCGGGCTGTCAGTTTCGCCTCCTGGTTGTAGTCGAATACCGACTCATTGACCGATGGGCTGACGCGACCGAATACCTTTGCAGCGAGGGCATAGGTTTCCACCTTCTGCCCGTCGGTGCCGTTGGTTATCGAGCACGAGTACAGCTCTATCACTTCGTCGAGCGCCTTCATACCTTGAAGTATTTATATGGCGTGAGCAGATGAGTGGATGCCTTCGGCAGGTTCTCCACCGAGTCTGTCGGGGAGTTGAGCATTGCCGATGCGATCATCAGTATGGCGCCACGGATGTCCGGTTCGATAGGGTCAGCTCCCGCAAGAAGTGTCAGCTCGATGGTCTTGCCGCTGATGTTTTGCGGTATCGTCACGACATCGCCATCGATACTGACTCCTTCGAGAGAGATAGCCGAACCATCAACCTCGATGGATTCGACAGCGGAGATAGGATGGATATCTGGATCAACGACGTTGGCGAAAGGTGCGGTAATCACATAACGGCTGCGCGCGAGCGTCAGCCCGGTGAATGTCTCCGCCTCCGCCACTGCGGCAGAGAGGCACATTCTGAGGTTGTTGTCAAAGTCGTTGGATGTGATATACATCCATACCTTGAGCGCATTGAGCGTCACGGCGTTTGATATGATTTCCCGTACCTTTACCATTGTCGTATTGTTATTGATTATTCAGCGTTGCCTGAAGCAGAACCGGATCCTGAGCCGCTACCGCCACCAGCGAGCTGGAGACGTGCGACAGGGTGAGTGCCAGCGTCTACGAGGCAACCGTCAGCGCGCATGTAACCGAAGATGCCGATGGAGAGGAACTCTGCGAGAGCTTCGTTCAGTCTCTGGAAGGTCATGTCCTTGACGAGGCGAATCTTGTACTTCTTGAAGTCGCCGAAGAGGACCGGAGCCTTGCCAGCGCCGATGCTGTCCATGTCAGGGTTGATGATGTATTCGTGACCGAAGATGAGACCCTGAGCGCCGGCACCTGTTGAAGACCAGATGTAGCGGTCGTTCTTGTCCTTGAGCTTCATGATCTCAACGAGAGTTGCAGCGTTGAACATGTACTTCGCGTTTCTCCAGTATGCAGAGTTGACGCCGGTCATCACATTGAGCAGGTCGTCAGCCTTGAGGGCAACGGATGCAGCGGCTGCGATGCCGTTGACAGGGTTTGCTGCAGCAACGATACCCTTAGGGGTTGTAGTTGCATTGGCAGCCGCGTTGGTGAAGTGGTCATTTGTGCCACGAACGAACTGCTCTACCATCAGGTCGCGGATGTATGCCTCGAGGTCGAACTTGGAGTCCTGGAGGAGCTCATAGCTGACAGGGATGATAGGGGTGCGGTAGGTGAAGGCGCCCATCAACTTCTGACCGATGTTAAATGTGCTCTTCTCGCTCTGGGTATATGCAGCAACGATGGTAGCCTTGGTGGCGGTGTCGTTGACGGTAGGGATGCCGAAAGGCTCGCCCTTGGAGGTGCGGATGACCTCGGCTGCCTCATACATTCCGCCTGACGCGAGCAACGCTGTCTCGATGAAGTCGGAGATGGTCTTCGGAAGGAGGTTGCTGCCGTCAATTCCGGTGATGGTTGTGCGCTCCTCTGCGGTGATGGCGCTGGCGCCACCCTGAAGGAAGCGGCGGAAGATGTCGCTCTGGCGCTTCTCTGCGTCATACTGCTCTGCGGTCTTCTGACCTTCCAGGCCGCGGCGCATTTCAGCGACCTGTTCGTTACGCTCTGCTGAGCGGATTTCGTCCTCGCAAGACTTGAAGTCTTCTGCGAGCTTGTCCCAGGAGGCGCGCTCTTCTGCCGACATTGCCTTGCCATCGAAGTTGTTGCGCATCTCTTCAAGCTGTGCAAACAGTTTTGCACGCTTTTCCATGAGTTCTTTCTTTGTCATTGTTACAATGATTGAAGGGTTAATAATTCGAGTTCGCGGGCGCGCGACTGGCTTTCAGCCTCGGCCTTATCCTGAGATTCGTCTTTGGAAGCGGCTCCCAGGTAGGCCGCCTTTCTTTCTTCGAGAGCTCTTGCATCGACGGATGTGTCGCTGTATGCAGGACGCACGACAGGACAGACGTCATAGCAGTAGTCAATCTTAAGGATGGTGCGCTCGTCGAGTTCCAGTTTATTGTCCGCATTGGCATACAGCCAAGCGTCCTCAGCGACATGGAACATGAAGGAGCACTTGTTGATGTCGCCTCTCTTGACTAGCTCCAGGACATCGTTGCCGACGGTGGTGTTCGGCAGTTCGGCGCTGAACTTAAGGCCTACGCTGTCCACCTCGAGCTGTAGTGTGCCGGACGATGTACGTGCCATGATTTTCTCTGCATCGTGGTTGAAGCAGAGAATGCAGTCGTCGAAGTTGCACTCGTCGAAGGCCTTGCTGTCAATCTTCTCTCTGAACCAGTAGAGCGGATTGCTCCACTTGTCAAAGACTGCGGCATAGCCGGTGATGCGTCGGCTCTCGCCTTCGCCCTCGGCTCTTGCCTCCAGATTGACCGCTACCTCAAATGAGCGGTTCTCTCTCTCCGGCTGCTGGTTGATTTGATTCTTTTCCATACTATTCTTGTGGTTCTCCGGCCTTGTCGGCAGGTGTCATATTCATCTGTACGAAATACTTGTCGCCAGCTTCGTAGGCATTCATATCCTCGAACTCGCGTACCTCATTGGCATTCATTGCGCCAATGAGAGTCATGTTTTTGTAATACTCCGAGCGGCTCTTTGCGTCGGCCCTCATCAGGCCGTTGACAGAATACGAGAAGTAGTATTTTCCCTTCTCCTCCTCGGTAAGAAGCTTGCGGTTGAACTCTGCGGTCAGCTTCTGTATCCACGGCATGAGGCAGTATGTCACATACTCGATGCCGAGCAGTTCGGTATTGTTGTATGTCGCCTTGTCCAGGTTGCCGAGCATATGTACCGGAACGCCGAAGATGGCCGCTATCTCGCTGCTCTGATACTTGCGAGTCTCGATGAACTGCGCATCGTTGAGCGGGATGTTGACTCTGCTGTATGACATTCCGCCCTCGAGGAGCAGCGGCGAGTGACTGTTGGCCAGTCCTACTACGCGGGCGTCGAGCTGTCCTTTCAGACGCTTGTACTGCTCATCCTTGAGAGTGCCCGGAAGGCTGAATACTCCAGAGGTGTTGCCGCCCTTCGAGAAGAAGCGCTCGCCGTATGACTGCGCCTCCATCGACAATGAGATATTTTCGCGGTGCTTCTGAATAGGCGACAGGCCCTTGAGAGGATCCGTGCCGAGACCCTTGATGTGTATTATCTCCTCGGCGCCTACGGTCTCGCCGCCGATGCGATATCGGAGCACGTTGTCGCTGCCAAGCACCGGTTCTACATCAAAAGGTCGCAGGTAGTCAAGCCTCTTCGGCCGATATGTCAAAGGGTCATGCACAATGCGGCAATATCCGTTGCCCCACAGGAGCACTGATGTCAGGAGCCATTCTGCCAGGTCAGCGGTCGTCCAATAGTCATTCGGTTCACGCATGAAGATGGAAACCGGATGGTCGTATACCTTTACGCGACCCCCTGCTGTCCGCTCATACAGATGAAGAGGGAGGATGCGCACGGAGTTTGCGATGATCCTTACGCACGCCCATACGGCAGACAGTGACAGCGAGCTCTTTTCGTTGACGATGGTCTTGGAGTCGTCGGCCCCGAGCAGCACCCGATTTACGGCCCTGTCTATATCTTCGTCAGAGCTGCGTCTGTTGATGTTCAGTCCAAAGAGTTTCATCCGTTTGAATTTTCCGCAATTTTAGCGAATGTTATTTGTTTAGTATGTTAACATTGTTAACAATTTTCGTCGCTCTGCTTTGATTTTTGTTCAATTCACGATGGATCACGACGCGGAATGTGCTCCAGTCTGCATATTTTCTTTCGCCGACAATGCGGAAATATACCGTTTCGCACATCTCATATGCCTCCCGATAGCTGTTGCAAACCTTGCAATTCTCAAAATATACATCGATGAAGCCCTTTGCCGTGAGCAATTTGCGCTCCTGTTCGGTTATCATTATCGTCATAGCGAGAGCATCCCCCTCGATGCGTACGGGTTCTTGTCATTGTCCGCCTGGTCGGTCATATATTGTCCGAGCGCCATTATGGCGGCCACTATGCCGTCTATCTTCTGCGAGCTCTTTCGCTTATCCGGCTTCATGTTGCCGGCTGGATCCACAGATATGCTGACCGAGGCGAGCATCCATCGCAGCACCGGATTGCCGAAATGCTCCAGCTCCTCGGTCATCACTATGCGCTCGAACTCCTTTGTCGGCGGCGACATTGAGCCGTATCCCTGTCCGAACGGAGCCATCTCCAGGCCCTCATTCGTCAGGTCGATAACTGTCTGCGAAGAGTTCCAGCGGTCGAATGCAGTTGACTGCACCTCGTATTCCTCGTTTATGCGAAGGATATCCGACTGGATGTAGTCATAGTCAGTGACATTTCCCGGCGTCACCTTAACATATCCGAGTTCCACCCATGCACCGAACGATGAGTTCGATTCCTTGATTTTCTTCGCCAGCGTATCTTCGGGTATCCAGAAGAACGGAAGTATTTGATACTTGTCGCCTTCGTGGAATAAAAGCACGTAGGCCGTCATATCCGACACATTCGAGAGGTCGAGCCCAGCCCAGCAGGCACAACCCCGCAAACCTTCTACCTTTGTCAAGGCTCCTACATTCTTCATCCATTGCTCGTCGAGTATCCATGTCTTGTCAGCATCCACCCAGATATTCAGGTTCTTTGTCTTGACATTGCGTACCGCCTCCGGACGGTTCTTAGCATCGGCTATCTGCTCCAGAAGGTACTCCTCGCTGACGGATACGCCGAGGTTGGGGTTGCACTTGATGAGGTTGTCCGGATTGTCCCAACCGTCACCCTCGTCGAGAGTATAGATATTGACGAATACCGACTCGTCGACCGTTACCCCGCGAAGGATGTTGATGCAGTTCTGCCGATACTCGTAGCACGGATACTGGCGGTTGAAGCCGGCAGTCGTGATGATGAACATCAGAGGCTGCGTTCTTGCACCCATACCGGAGCGCATGACATCTACCATCGCATTGGTCGGATGCGCGTGGTACTCATCCACTATGACGCAGCTCGGAGAGTATCCGTCCTGTATTCCAGCATCTGACGAGAGCGCCTTATAGAGAGAGCCTGTCGGTTCGTGTACGAGGGAGTTGGCATAGGGCGTGATGCGCTTCGCCAGCCCGGGCGTCGATACGACCATAGACTTGGAGTCTGTGAAGCATATCTTTGCCTGGTCCCTGACTGCGGCGACCGAATAGACCTCGGCACGGTTCTCGCTATCCGCAAAAAGGGAGTAGAGCGCCACGCCTGATGCGAGCGTCGTCTTTCCGTTCTTGCGCGCCATGTCCAGGTAGGCATAGCGGAAGCGGCGCGTACCGTCCGCCCTCTTCCATCCGTATATGTTCCAGATTATGAACTTCTGCCACGGTTCAAGGCGCAGAGGCCGTCCGGACCACTTGCCTTTCGTCTGCTTCATCGACTCAAAGAACCGTATCGCCCTGCCTGCCGCGTTGCGGTCAAAGTGTATGCGCTTGGATATCTGATGCTCCAGGTCGTCAAAGTACCTCTGGCAAGCGAGCCTCGTCAGTTCGCATGTCACTATCCTTCCATCGAGGACCGCCCTTGCATAGTCCTCAGCTGTCGAAATCGCTGAACTCATCCTTTACTTCCTCCTTTTGATTTATCAATGACAGTATCTTCGCTCGGGATATCGGCGTGAAGCCCAGCTGCTGCTCGTATGAGAGCGCCGCCTTCCGCTCCGCCTGGGATATGCCGAGCCATAGGTTCTGCTTCTGGACCGGACCGTTCTCCGTATTCTGCCAGACGACTGCGCCCTCGGACTTGAGGTGCTCCTCCGCCTCGATCCATCGGCCGAGCGATGTGACATACATTGCGATGATGCCCTCGTCCGCCTCGGTCAGGAGTTTCCAGTTAGCCAGGATTGCGGCGCAGCTGCGGAACATCCTTTTCTGCGGCAGCGTCATCCATCCTGGTGCCGCAAGTTTGAGCACCGCGTTCGGAGCGGAGGCGGCCTTCGTCATCCTTACCGGCTGGTCGGTTCCGTGGATCACTTTCAGCTCATCGGGTATCTTGTTCCTTCCCATATTTCAGTTTTAGATTTTGCACGAGCACATAAACTACTGGGGGCGCGATCCAGG